ACAACATAAATTTGATGCTTCTGTGAAGCTCTCGTTACCGAGATTGAGGTTTTTACCGCCTCTGCTAATAGTATGATTTCCGCCTTCACCTTTAATCTTAATTCCATTACCGGAATTAAATGTTAAGTCGCCGGTTAATGTTCCACCAGCTAATGGTAAATAACCATTCAAAGAAGCGTTAAATCGCGCTTCAGCTTGGTTAATTTCTTCAACCAAAGCAAGTTGCCGAGCACTGCCAAGATTTTTATTGTACCAACCAGGACGGTTCATAGAGCAGATGTTCATATTTTCAACAGAACCATTTGCGTTGTCGCTAATACCAACATCAAGCGTTCCTCGTTCAGTAATTCGAACAGCACCCGAGAAATTGTTGTGGTTAAGTTTTAACCAAGAGCCGTTTTCCAAAGTAACGCTGCCTGTTACTGTACCGCCTGTTAGCGGTAAAAACTTTTTCATGATACCGCCATGTGCGTTAATATCGTTTTCATGTTGATTTAAACGAGCTTCTGTTAAATATATGTGGCTTTTAGGGTTAATTGTGATAGAGGCGTTACCAATGCCAATAGTAATAGTGATAATCTTTTCATCAATACTAGCATTAGAAGGAACATAACTTGCGTCAGCTCCGGCGTTTGTGTACGCAAACAGCTTCTCTTGTCCACCCTCGCCTAATTTTGCAAAAAGCCCTAACTCACGAGCATAATAGCCACGAGTTAAGGCTCTGTTATTAATAGTAGATACAACTTCAATTTCATTTGTAGAAATTGTATTAATAGTAGATACTTCACCGTCTACTATTTTTGATACCAAATTAGTTAGGTCATTTATATTACCACTATTCAATAGGCCTTCGCCTAATGCAACTTTGGTAAAAATAATACCTTTTTTAGTTTTAAAAGACTCGGCAATCATATTCTTTCCGAGTTGAGTTGTCGTAATAGCACCGTAATTACTCATTAATAACCTCCGTATTCATTACACTTTTATTATATCTGTGTTCATTACAGACATGCCGATGTACAGCCCTTCCGATACGCTTATTCGCTTATCAGAAGCAGCATATTTAACTTTAGATACCGTACAAACCGATACAATTCCGCCTACATAAATTTTCGAATTCGATTTAAATAAATGTCCTACTATATAGGTCAAGTGAGCCGGTTTATACTGCTCTACAACCCTTCGCACTTCATCTACTGCAACAGCAGTTTCCATTACGATTTTAAATTGGTTTGGAGCAGTATTTTCAATAACCTTAGCATCGCTTGTAGGTACAACATTATTAACTAGCTTTTCTAATTGAGGAGTTGTAACAGTTTGAGCGCCTTGAATTTTTATCAACAAGTTTTCACGTCGCTTTTCGATTGATAAATCTTCGTCGGTTTTAATTCCATAAACTCGCTCCCAGTCATTTAACCCCCAAGTTGCGGTTTCAACAAACATTTGCTTGCAAATATCAATGATGAGTAATCTTAACTTTTCATGTTCTTCACTTAAAGCGTCTTCGGTGGCTTTAAACGAGGCGTCCTTCGATAAGAATTTAGGTAAATACCGAAGAACATCAACTTTATAAGTCCTTAAAAGTTCAAATATCATTGTATATTCACCGCCCCTAATATCGGCAAATCATCAACGTTAATGACAATGCTTTTATCCGAGTTATTAATTCGCAAGTTTTGATAGTCAACAGCGCCGGCATCAAGAATTAAACTGCCTATCTTAGCGATTGAAAGTTTAACTTTTTCATCCCTTGTAATCACCATTTTTTCAAGCTCGATTAAATATCCTCGCATAAGGTCTTTAAATTTAGGTAAATTAAATTCACGACCTTCTATTACAGCACTAACATTAATCGGCTTATTGATTGCAGATGAAACAGTAACCATAGCAGTTGTAGGCCTTACGGTTTCGATATAATCTTTAACCGCTTTAACCAATTTATCGGAAGCTGGTTTAAATTCGCTATTCACAATAATAACCTTAACTGTACCTGGTCCATTCCAAACCGGTATTACTTTCGCACCACCAACGCCAGGAATAGACATAGCCCATTCGTAATAGTGCATTGTATTTCCGGAAGTACCAGGATATCGAACGTGCAGTAAATACCGTTCTCTTAACATATCGTCTGTTTCTTCCTCGAAACCATCAGAAGTAGCTTCGACGTTATTTACAGATATAATACCTGGTATAGACATTGAAATAGTCGTTATTGTATTAGCGTTAACATTTCCGCTTGTACCAGGTTCAACAGCTCTTACCTCTATTTGTTGAGTACCTTTTACTACATGCTCCGATGTTGACTCGAACAAAATTCCACTCGCCGTAGAGAATTGACTACCTTTAGGCACTATTCCGTTACCTTTAACAGTAACAACCCCTATTGCGTGGGTAGCAGCTTTGCGAACAACCCCTGACTCTTTAGCACGCATGGTTAAAAAGTCGCTATAAGAGGTATCACCAAACGCCACTTTATACAACTCGCCTAACTCAACATATGTTTTCATAAACTCAATAGCGTTAGATGAAAACACATCATATTCAAACGTGCCTTCAAATTTACTATAAGGCGATGTGCATTGTTCTTGTAAATCTTTTAAAATCTCATCGCTAGTTGGAATGTTAAACATTAATATTAAGCCCTCCATATATCGTTGTTAGTTCTACAGAACAATCGACCTTATCACCATCTTCACTAAATGCAATATTATCAATGGACTTGATATAAGGATTAACCATAAGACATTCAATAATGACTCGTTTAAGTTCGCTATACCGTTCACTAACACTCATAACCTTGCCTATAAAAGGCTTTAATTGAATACCATAACGAGTAGAATAGGCTAGATATTGATTACGTTCCGTCATTAGAGCTTTATATACCCAAACTTTCAATGCTTCATCACCAGTTACTTTTATTCGGTTACCATTAGCAGTGAATTTAAATGAGTTTGTTTCAAAGTTCCAATCATATTCAACAAACAACGGCAACTCATCACTTTGATAAACGCTAATATTCGTTGAACTTGCGAACGGATATTCCGCACTCATAACTTCACCACCTTTTGGTCTACATAATACAACTGCTCGCCTTGTGCATATACAGGGAATACCGTTACTTCATCACCTACACGCAAGGTATCAGTCATGATAATTGTATCGGTATAGTCATTATGAATTTCATGTGTATGACTGGCGAACAAAGCATATCCACCGCCACCACTTCTAGGTTGAGTTTCACTTATAATGTGCCCTTTCGCTTCTCGGTAGTGGTCCGGTTTCCAATAGTCGTTTAAGTATATTTGCTCGTTTGTAATATCGATGTTATCAACCCTAATTACAAGGTTAGGGAATGGTGATGTAACAACACCAATTCGCATTCCCATCGGCTGTTCATCTTTAGCTATTCCGTGAATAGTATTAACCATTTTTGCCATTGAATGAGCAGCGCTCGGAATATCTTTAGGCATAACGTATTTCTACCTTTCTTTTCGTTGATTTTCTAGTAGACCTTCGACCTTTTCCTTTAGAAGTTTTACTACCTTTTTTCGCTTCACGTTCTAGGCGTTTCTTTTCCTTTTCTTCTAAAGAATGGTCTACTTTTTCTTTCGTCATTAGGTTCTCAAACTCAATCTCGAGTTTCATAGTATGCTGTCCGTTTTCAAATTTATGCGTATCACTCTTTATCCAAAACTGACCGCTTAACTGCGTAATCACATCTTTAATTTCGATTGAATACGAGGACAAGGCGTCATAATCGCCTAGACAATCAATAACACCGCTACGTTCAGGACCTTTAAATATATCCTTAACTTCTTCTTGAGTGTTTTTGTTTTTACCTTCTTTGTATACCGCTTGTATCATGGAATACTTTTGAATTTGGTCGTCCTTGCTTTCATACCTAATTAAATTACCTTTATCGTCAACAATCATGACTTTATTAATCATGTTTTCTATACTCTCCTTATAGGAAGAGTCTGTAATGTTTCGATATTGGTCGATTACAAGGCCTTCGATAACTGAACCCTTTTCTATGACGTCGAGTTCATCACCCTCCATCATAGCTTGATATTTTTTGTTGGTCTTTTTGGCCGCTTCAGTATAAGCCATTAGAATGATTTGATAACCTGACTTGTTATTAGCGATAAAAGTTATTTTTTCGCCTGTTTCAGCGAGGTTACCTACCTTAATGCCCATTTCCTTGCAAACAGCCTTTGTAATGTCCTCTGCGGTCATATTCGTGAATTTTCTAGTAGTTTTTGATTTACTAAGAATAAACATATTGTCATAACATACAACTGTAATCGCTGATGCGGAAGTTTTTCGTTCGGTGGAATATATATTTCCAACGAATTGCAACTCACCATCTTCTGAATACGCTTTAACAGTTTCGCCTATACCGAGTACATATACAGGCCAATTAGTATCACGAGGTTCTTGCGTATATACAAATTCAAGTTTTCGTGCTGCCTGAATACGAGAACCGCTCCATGTCGAATTATTAACTAAATGAGATATATCGTTCTCAACTGGAACTTTCTTTTCTTCGCCGGTTTTATCATCTTTAACCGTTTTCGTTCCGATGTGCTTAATAATCATCACTTAACCTTCAACTTTCTTAACTGACTTAAATTATTAATTGCCAAGTTCTTTAAGTCATTAGATTGAATAATTCGCTCGTAGTGCTTATAGTTGCCGTATGCTTTTTTGGCAGCATCCAAAATATCTGAACCCCTATTATAAAGCGTTGCGGTACTAGGCTTATTGTTAATTGTAGGCCTATCTTTAAGACCTGTAACATCATCAACAGCTTTCGTATCGTCTGCAGACATAGAGGTATTTAAATCTTTATACGCTTTAAAACTAAGCGTGTAATATAAATCGCCGGTGTTTTCTTGCTTCTTCCATGGAAAGGCCATAATAGCCATCATTAAATTAATAGGGCCATCGCTAATAATAACCCTAACCGGTTTCTTAGACTCTTTCCATTTGTTAATTAAAGCAACAATTTCCGCCGGCTTGCGTTTATCTCCTACGATAAACGGATAGTCTTTAGCCGGAAGAAAACTTTCAAAGGTCAAAGTAATTAATTTAGGATTACCAAACAATAGCGCTTCACCTATTTGAGTGATATTAACGCTTTTATTATCTTGTTCATTCCCTACTTCGTACTTTGTAGGAGTTACTGGCAAGACTAATCGTTCTTCACCTTGTGAAAGAATAATTGTAGGATAGTTATTTCCGCTTTTACCTAATACAACAGATAAAAGCGATAACGCCCTACCGATACCGCTAATTAATTTTGCCATTTTACACCCCCATAATTTACTTCCGCACTTTCAAGCATAGAGAATAACGAATGTGCTATGCGGTCAATATCTGCTTCTTCACGAACAACGAATGTATTTCCGCTTATAGAATATTGGTTAACAGAGTTAGAGCCACCTAAACTATTAGCAATCATCTTCTCCGTTGTTGCATGAGGGTAAATTCGACTACCATTTGGCAAGTCTACAATTTCACCGCCTCGTTCGTTGATTTCAGTCCAACCGCCACCGAAATGACTTGTACCAGTCGCATGACCTGGAATACCTGTTACTTGCGAACCTCGTGCTTGAACAGCACTTAACGCGCCCCCTACAGCATCGAATACACCGCTTGCTGCACTCTTAATAGGGCTCCATACATTTTCATTGAACCAGTTAGCAACGCCAGCCCATACGCCTTTAATGCTTTCCCATGCACCACTAAACACGCTTACAATGCTGTCTATTGCAGAACTAGCAAAAGAATACACAGGTTGCCAAACGGTATCGTTAAACCAACTTGCAACAGGACCAAATATCGCTACGATGCCATCCCATAAGAATGCATATAAGCCAACAATCGTATTAATGACTGGAGCACAAGTTGATAAAATACTATTCCACTTTTCGCTAAACCAAGCAGTTAAGCCTTCAAGATTACTTGTGATGCCGTCATAGATTTGCTGTGCAATTTCTTCACCAAATATAGCACCGCCAACACCGCCTACAAGGCCACCAATAGCACCACCAACAGCAGTTCCGGCACCAGGAATTATGGAACCTAAGGCAGCGCCACCCATAGCACCTAATTTCGCTCCGGCTAAACCACCGGCAAGACTACCACCTAAACCAACTCCGGCACGAGCTTTATCATCACTCGTAGCTAAATCATATGCCCCCATAGCCAATGCTAATGGAAGTGCGATTTTACCGCCGATTTTAGTTAATCTTCTACCGACTGCTCCGGCACCTTTACCTACTTTGCCAACGGTTCCAACTCCAGCACCTTGCGCACCGCCTAACATTCGATTTGCTATAAGAGTTACATTTAAGGCGTTTATAGTCATATCACCGGCAGAACTACCACCAGGACCACCTATAGAGCCACCCTTTGCACCTCTGAATAAACTAAAAGCACCTCGACCGGCTTTAAATACACCTATTCCGGCTACTGCTAATGCAGCTGCAGATAAAATAGAAGGAAGACCTTCCATTTTTAACGTTTGTCCTACCAACTCTTTGATAGCGGAAGTTATTCCGTCAAGAACGCTTCGGACTGTAATTCCGTTTGCTTCAAAGTTCTCAGTTAAACCGGCGAACCAGTTATTAACACCTTGTACAATATCCCTAAAGCCACCAATTTTACCGTCCATAACCTTGATAACAAAACCATCCCAAGCACTAGAAAGTAGCGTTAAATCACCAGTTAAGTTATCAAGCTGAATAGCAGCCATTTCTTTCGCTTTGCCGTTTGAATTATCGATAGCTTCTGCCAGTTTATTAAAATCAGCATCCGGAGAATTTACCAACGCAAGTAAGCCTGACATAGCCTCTTGACCGGCAAGCATACCGGCTACAGCAGCTTTACTTTCCGGAGTTAATTTACTCATACCTTCTTTAATATCTTTAATGATATCTCTAAAAGGTTTCATTTTGCCGTTAGCATCTAATATATTAAGGCCTAAAATCTGCATAGCTTCGCCGGACTCTTTTGTCGGTTTAACCATACGAGTCATCATAGAGCGTAAAGCTGTGCCGGCTTCTGAACCTTTAATGCCCTGGTTAGCCATAAGACCTACAGCTAATGCAGTATCTTGTATGCTAAATCCTAATGCGCCGGCTACTGGTGCAGCGTATTTAAATGTTTGCCCCATTAGAGCAACATTTGTATTTGAGTTAGTTGCTGCAGAGGCTAATACGTCGGCAAACATAGCGGAGTCTTTAGCTTGTAAACCAAACGCAGATAAGCTATCAGTAACAATATCAGAAGTTGTTGCTAAATCTTCACCGGAAGCAGAGGCAAGGTTCATAATACCTTCAATACCGCCAATCATTTCGCTAGTTTTCCAACCGGCCATACCCATATATCTGAATGCTTCCGCAGATTCAGTCGCAGTATATTTAGTGGCAGCGCCCATGTCGATTGCCTTTTTCTTTAGCTGTAAAAACTCATCGGCCGTTGCGCCTGAAATAGCTTTTACATTTGACATTTCTTTCTCGAAATCAGCGTATTTTTTAATGCCATTTGCGATACCAAAACTAATGCCAGCTATACCGGCCATTTGCATTGTAGCGCCGAACATCGCACCGCTTAATCGATTACCCATAGCGCCAACGCTACCGGCTAGATTTTGCTTAACGTTAACTGTAGCGGTATAAACTTTACCTTTAAAGCCGTTTAGTTCATTTTTAATTTTATGAACTTTAGAAGTAGCATTATCTTTAGCATCAATCTTAACTTTAATGTTACTACCAGTTCGCTTTAATTTAGATAATTCACTTTCGGCTTTTTTACTTGCGTTTGCAATGCCTTTAACAGAGTTGATAGCACTGTTCATGCTTTTATCAACACCACTCATAGCAGGAGTAAGAGTATTAGCAGATTTTGCTAGTTGTTGCGTTGATTGTTGCGCCTTTTTAACTGCATTGGTAAACCCTTTATCGTCAAGGTACAGTTCGACGCCTAAACGTTCTTTATTATCCACCTAATACCTCCCTTATAGCTAATTTTGTAATTTCCACACGTTCTTTCCTTTCTTTTTCCATAGCTACATTACACAGCACTTTTTCCATTAAAGAGAGTTTAAAAAAGTAATCGAACGTATGACCTTTTAAAACTAAGTAGGCGGCCGTAGCCGCCTCCCAGTCTTCTTCTATTACTTTTTTGCTTCGTCAAAGATAGCGTGGTCGAGTTTCTTGCCAACACCTACAGACTCAATCAAAACAGTGCTAATAGCTTTAATTTCGCCGAATTCGAATAACTTACCTACAATGTCCATAGGTTCGGCGCAGTCATAAGCCTTTTGCAAGTCTTTATCTTTTAAATTAGGTTCTACAATGCAGTTATAAACGATATATTCATCGTTATCACCATCTAAACCTAATGCTTCTGTCATAAGTAAAGTTGTAGGCTTTTTAGCTACAACTTCGCCCAAAGAAGTTTCGATTGTTAGTTTTTGACTTTTACGAGCCTTAATTTCTTCACGTTTAGCAATTAATTCGTTAATAGATACAGACATTGTTATGTTCCTTTCAATTAATCAATAGATTCAATATATTGTAAATCTTCCGGTGTAAAGCCGAATGGAATATCCGTTTCAACAACTTTGCCTTTTTCAAAGTGCAAAGGAGTTAACTTATTGAACCATACATTATCAATAGAGATACGTTCCTTTTGGCCGTCCACTGCGTCAGGGTCGTCTAACAAACCTGTAATCACGGAGCGAGGGTCAAGACCAGCACTCCACGCTTCATGCAACTTACGGAAGTTACGATTGATTACGTTTTTAATTTTTGCAGTGCCTTCACCTTTAAGGGATGTAATTTTACTGTCAACAGAGTTGCCGATAATCACATCTTCACGTTGGGCCTCAACAGTACATTCGAAACTTTCAATTTCAAACACCAACTCACCGTCGAACCAAACTTTACCATGAGAGCCATTCCAACGACGGCGACCACGATATTTTACATCTTCGCTTGCTCTTGCCATTTATTATTCCTCCTATTACATTGTGAAGCTAATTTTAAGGTCTTCCATAGCGTCAACAAATTTGACATTTCCGGCTAAACCAATTTCAGAACCTGTATTGTATTGACGAATTTCCATAGCGGACATTGTAGAAATGTCTTCGCCTTTGATGATTGCATAATCCTTTTGGAACTGCTCGTCAATATCAACTTTATTCTTAGCTCGGTTGTCAAGTACGTTGCCGGCTAATTGTCCAAAGTAAACCATAATGGCTGCCACGAATAGCATTTTATGGTCGTAATCATTGATATATTTACCTACATAGTACTTTTTGAAAGTGTCGCGAATATCATCTGTTACCATGTCAACACCTTCAATGATTTTGATTTTACGGAATTCTTGACCTTTGTCAGTTGTGAACGTTTGCAAGGAATTACAAGCACGAGCAATCTTAACGCCTTCGCCGTCTTCTTCATCAAACAAGTGCAATTCGCCTTTGTCGATACGGTCTGTTAAGTCCTCGTATACTTTAACGCTTTCAACTTCCGTTAATTTAAAGTAGGTTGCGGAACGGTCTAATGCTAAACCAGCCAAGATACCAGCAATACGAGCAGTATATTCAATCGGAGTATACGTTTTGTATGTGGTTTGACCTTGAGTATTTTGTCCGTTTGGTACTTTAATATCTTCTGTACAGAAATTAATAACGCCTTCGTGGTCTGCTGCCACGCTTGCCACTACAGCTTTAACAGTTTTTCGACCATTATTGCGTTCCGCTTTAATGTAGGACGCCAAGTCTTGTTGGTCTTGAACTGTACCAGTAGGAGCAGCGATGTAGTTATAGCGAATATGCTTCAATTGTTTTAACAATGTAGCTTGCGTATTTTTAGCACCTTGCACGCTTGCTTTAGGTAGTGTATAGATAAGTGCACGCAAAGGTGTTCCATCTAAACATTTTTTAATCAAATCAGTTGTAGCTTCATCGAATGTACTATCAGGAATTTCGCTAATATCAGAAATTTTGTACTTGTTAGATACATCCGTTTTTTCGCATTTTAAAATCAATACCACAACACCACGAGCGGAACGCTTAATCGCAGTTACGCCTTTTGTTTTAAAGTCGATTAAGACCTGTGGTAAACCGAATTTTTCTTGTTCATTTGGCATTTGGTTATTCCTCCTCGGTTAAATTATTGCCGTTAAGGCTTAATGAAAGAGTATTAACTACTTCACCACGAACGAAACCAACTTCCTCGTCGGTGAATGCGTCGTTAAACTCGAGATTAAAGATAAAGTGCAATACTTCATCTATAAATGTATGTTCAAAGTCATTAATGGTGATATATCTATCATCGACTTTCAGTACAGGTCTAAATACACATTCTAAACTATCGCTCATTTCGTACAAGTCAGCACGCTTGATGCGGTTGTTCTTATCCTCCATAGCTCGGAATGTAATATCAACTTGAACAGTCCTTTCGAAATAGTTGTAATCGCCAACGCCACTATGAACAAACATTTCAATATAAAAATAAGGTGCATTTGACTTTTCAACATTGTCAAAATACACCTTATAATTAGGATATTTGTTTTTCAAAAGGTCAACTAAGGCCTTTTGAATAGTTCTTAGTTTAAGCATCTATCAAGTTCCTTAGTATCTTTCTTGTGTCGTTTAAAAATTGACTTTTACGCTTAACTGTAGAGCGATGTAGCATTTTATGCCCTTTCACAAAACCGCCTTTCGGTGTTCTGTGTCCATATTCGATATGGTTAGCATATTCAGTATTGTTGTATACCTCAATGGAGTTATTTTGCGGTTCAGTACGCTTCCATGCATTTCTAAGCGTACCAGTATCAACAGGAGTTTTCGCTTTCGTATCAGCGATTAATAACTCCGCTTGTTGCTTTAAAAGTGTATCGATATATTCAGGGTATAACGATAAAATCTTTTTCCACTTAAAATTCAACTCCATAAAGCCGTTAACTTTTGCTCCCATAGTTAAGCCTCATCATCACGAATTAACGTGATTTCCTGGTGCGTTGTGTACTTAAAAGGACTATCACATCGCATAATGAATGTTTGGCCTTGATGATTGATTTTAACAATATCATTAGCCATAACATCGTAATCAACCGGCAAGGACAATCTCAATTTATCCTTTAATGCGAATACGCTGTCAGTATTAACACTATTCATGCTTGTTTGCCCTGTTTGTCCTAATTTACAAGGAACATTTACATACACATCGACTATATCGAACACATCCGCCCCTATATCGTCCGTGGTGGCTTGTTGCCGTGAAATGGTACATGTATCTTTGTACATGATATCTGCAAGCAGTTTTCCGTATACATTAACCATTCGACCACACCACTTTTCTATATAGATTTAATTTAGTGCGAATGCTTTCGAAATCTTTCTCACTAATGCATCCTATAGGGGATATATCAGTTACCGCCCAGGTAAATTCAACGTCATTTTCTTTCAAAGATTTTAGCGGTCCATGTGTATCGCTGTATTTATCTTTGATGTACTTTGTAGCTAATTCAGCTGCGGTATATACAAGCGTTCGAGGGAAGTTCGTTCTATGGCAATAATCCATACAATCTAGTACGAACTTTTCTGCAAACATCGCTATATAATCAGCATAATTAACTTGATTAAGATTATCAGTCATCGATATTAAGCGGTTAGTTGTATCAATAACTAAGGTTACCGCTTCATCGTATTCTAAATATTGAACGTTACCCAAAGTTATTCTCCTTAATAACAAACATGTTCCCACATGTCTTCGTCAAATTGTTCAATAGGTTCATCGTTTGCAATAGCAGCAGCAAGCATTCTTGTGCTATCGTTTAATTCTTCTGTTGAAATATCACCAGGACTAAGAACGAATACTCTATCCAAGGAATTTTCACCAAAGATTGATTTATACGTTTCACACATGTTATTAAACTTGTTTAAAGCGTCAATAAATGCTTTCTCTTTAGTTGTCATAATAACCCTCCTACACAGTTAATAGCATACCAATAATGAAATGTAGGTATTCATGGTCGTCTTTAATAGTAGCCCAAACCGGTTTACCTGTTTCATAGTTCCAACCTTTGTATTGGCCTTCTTCCGTTGGTTCAAATACGCTTTCAAGCCCCATACTTAAAACTTCGGTTGAACCGCTCGAATATGTTTTACCGATATAAGGCGAAATAAAGTTATCCTTTTTTGCTTTCTCCCTACCGTAACACCTTACATTTAAAATGTCATTTAGCTTTTCTTCAACTTCGCCTTTGGTTCGCATTTCTATAAATTCATTAGAAAGGCGTTTAGCGTCTTTATTAAAGTATTCAACCATATGACCTATTTCATGAAATGGAGTTGTCTTCTTAACACCGTTCATATTAATTGTAATGTATCGTTCAGGGTTTTTAATTTTAGCATACTTCAAAGGGCGACCAGTTACGGCAGCATCACCAAAGAAATAACCACGTTGAATTTTACGAGTGTTAATGCCTTTATTGTTATCCTTTAACATTTTACCCCAATCACTAGGATATACATCAAACGCACCTTGTATCATTTCTTTATTTTTCTTAACGCTACCTTCGGCCCATGAAGCACTAGGAATTTTATATCCAACCTCACGATATTGAGATAACACCTTTACCAATTCATCTTTATTGCCTATTAAGTTAATAATATCATGCTTTTGACTTACCATTTTACCAAGATTGATTACATCTTGCGCAGTTGCTTTCGATGTATCAAATTTAGATAGTTTATCTTTTATATTAACCTCTTTAGGTTTAACTGGTTTCGGTTGTTTAGGCTTTTCGACCTTTTGTTCCTCTCGCCAATCGGCGAATGTTTTTGTTTTATCAACATAAACCGCTTTCCATTCGTTATAGTTCATATTGCGTGGCACTTTTTGATATTGTGTCCACTCCCCTTTAGAAGTAGGTTCTTTTTTAGTAATTCGAGAACCGCTAGTAGGTTTCTTATTACTAATAGCACCGGCAATCGTAGACCTACAACGAGGATGAAGCGGAGGAACGTTATTTCCTACTTCGGCTTCACTAACTGGGTAGATATTATTATCATGTTGCCTACAAATTGAGGACGTACGCTTATCCATTGTCGCAATAAACTGAAAGAATTCCATATTAGAGGAACGCAACGAGTCTAATGTAGATTGGTTATGAACATAGTTTAACTCTGTTCTAACTAGCCTTACAGCATCATTTTTAGATACTCCCATTCGCTCTTGAACTTCTTTCGCTAGCTTATTAACAGATACGCCACGATGAACACCATTAACAACAGTATCTTGAATGGTACGAGCCAACTTTTCACCGTTGGCCCATATCCGTTCACTGTAGTTCTTACCACTCCATGGAGTTCGTAATACTTGCTCTATTTTTTTATTATCAACAACAACATTTAAAGGACCTTGTCCTTTCTTTGCCAATTCATAGGCAGAATGCAAGCGATTATCTTTATATGCTTCTTTTAAGAAGGAGGACATGACCTTGTCTGTATTTCGATTTAGTTTGTCTATTTCGATAAGAGTATCGCTGTACAATTTATCTAACCTAGAAATGCGCGAGCGCATCGAAAGGGTATTAAGCTCTAGCATAATTTTAGGGTTGCCAGTCTTTTCGAATTCCGCTAAATAGTCTTCAACGTCCTTCTTCCAAGTCCTAAACTCTGTTCCGTTAATTAACTTACGAGCCTCTGTAATGCTTAGTCCGTTGTCTGTGGCGAACTTTCCGTAAAGTTGTTCAATGTTTGTTTGTAGCCGTTGGGCGGACCTTTCATATTGAGCGGCCAACTCTTATATTTTTTATCATCTAAATTTTTATCATAGTATTTTGCAATATCATTTCTTTTTTTATTCCATTCATCTTCACGTTCAATAGCACGCCTAGCCCAATATGAATTAGTCCCCATGTTTTACCCCTTAGCCTAATTTATGAACAAATTTAACAATTCGAATTTGTTTAGGTTCGTAAACTCGTTCCCAGTTACCGCCATCTTTCAATTCTGCACGAGATACAGACTCAGCATTAGCACGAGTTTTATTAGTCCATTTTACCCCACGAGGATGCAAGATGAACGCTTTACGAGAAATCAAGTAATCAACGCCGGAGCCTTTACGTTTATCACGGTCAACTTCCGCTGGAACCATACCAACAGGAGAACCTACGCCATACGCAATAGCACCTTCACCGAACAAATAAGTTGTATATTTGTCAGTATCAACAGGGCAACCATCGTCAACAATTACACGACGGCCCATGTAGTAATCGAAGGACAAAGCATCGGACTGACGGATAGTTTGAATTAAGTTCAATTTATCAAGATAAGATTTTGTTGCAGAGTGCATAACAACTGCAGTTAAGGAGTTACGAGCATCACCCATGAGTTGCATTGCATCAATAAAGCCTTCACCGGAGAAGTTGGCAGCTTTACCAGTTTTAGTAGAAATGTCGAGGATGTGGCCGGACATTGTAGTAGCAGCGAATACACCGTCAAGGATATTCAATAATTCTTTTTGGTGGTCGCGAGCCCAAAAGCCTGCCACTAAATCACCAATAGCGGACATAGGGTCTGCACCGGATAATTGCGCAGACAAGTCAGTTGCACCCCACATTTTAGCACGGCGAATAGTTGTAGAAGCATCCATTTTAGAGCCGATTTTATCTGCTGTTAAATCGTTACCTTCTACTACGTTTTCAGAGTCGCCAGTCAAATCAGTGAAGAAAGGCATGTTATGAACTTGTGCCGGTTCAGATGCTAGCATATCGAATTGACTATCACGAGTTGCGATACCGGAAGAGAAAATAGCGGATAATTCGCTTGTACGACGTGTTACATAATCAGTAAATAACGCTGTAGGGTTAATTACGTCTTTCAATGTAGTTGCTGCGAATGTTTGCAAGTTAAAAGTAAAGTTTTGAGTTGGCATTATTAGTCCTCCTAATTTAAATTAAGCCATCAATAGATACACCGGCTTGTGCTGCAAGCGTTTTAGCTTGTGCAACGTCGGTCTTAATAAGTTCTGCTTGTTGCGTTAAGTTAAAGTGCTCTTTACTGAAAGGATTAACCTTAGGCGTGCCTTCCCCTTTGCTAGGGTCGTATTTAAATTTAGGTTCGCCTTGTGGTTTAAACAAGAACGCCTTATTCTTTTGCAAGTCTTTTAGTTGTTCATCTAAACCAGTTACTTTGCCATCATCAGCAAGTACGAGTTTAGACTTATCAATAAGGTTAGCTACGAGTTCTGCATCTTGTGCGCTATCACCAATCGCTAATTGAACCGCGGTACTCAATTTAAGCGCCTTTAAATCTTCGGCAGCTTTTAAAGCGTTCGCCTTATTGTCTGCTTGAAGTTTTGTAATTTGGTCTTTTAACGCTTGTACATCGCCTTCACTATCCTTTAAGGCTTTCAACTGTTTATCCCTATCTGCAACAGCAGTTTCGAGGTTTTTCTTTTCCACGTTAATCTCGTTAAAACGTGATTTTGGAACATATTCACCATCTAGAAATTCTTTAAATTGTTTAGTTGCGTTTTCGATGTTATCTTCCGCAATACCCAATTTTTCTAAAAACTCTTTGAATGTCATATGTTTATCTCCTTTCGGTTTTTACCGTGGCCCTACCACGAATGAAAAATATAAATACGATTATTCGGCAGTATCGAATTCATCGTCAGGCTCGTCTATAGAGTCCTTGTCATGATTTTCGTTATGCCAATCATCGTAAATACCAGTGTTGTTTTGTGCTTCTTCTGTTTCGATTTGCTTCATTTCCTCGTTCACATCTTCCACGAATGGATGATGAGCAAGGATAGTTCGCTTCGATACTACGCCCATAGATTTAGAACACATATCCACCAAGTCGCCGTCATTCTTAACGCTTGTTCGTGTCCAAATTTGCGTAATTGTAATATCATTCGAACCATGAATAGAACAGATAGCACGAATTAATTCGTTAAAGCCTAGTTGAAATTCGGTTTCCATCATACCGGCTTTAAGCTCCAGTAAAGTATATAAAAACTTCATTGCTTCACCGCTTGTACCGTCTAAGCCTTGTTGCTGAGGGTCTACCCCTTGCCCCATGTCAAAGATAGCTTTACGAGTAATATCAAGAAGTTCTTTGCGTGCTTCAACAGGAATGTCGATAGTTAATGTTGAAATACCGCTTCTATCGTCAGGACCTGTAGAGTCCATTTGTATCGCTTTGTATTTCTTCATACCTTCTAAGAATTCAGCTAGGTTTTCACCGCCATAGTTAGTTAGTACATATATAACCTCTTGTACGTCTTCCAAGTCGTTTAAGAAACCGCTGTATGTCTTATCATATACATCGATTAATTCCTTTATTCGTTTTAAATCGCTTGTATGACGTGCGTTGTTAGCAAACGCAATAAACGGAACATTTCCCATTTCATGAGGAATAGTATCTACATTTAACGTTACACCGCTAGGGTCAATCATTGTAAATACAGTATAAGGTGATAAGGTATCAAAGTTATCACCAGTCCTCATAGAAAAGGCTTGTACTTCTTTGTCATTCCAATATTCGTATACCGTAATATTTTCGCCTTCGTCGTTAATATCTGCATATACACGAAGCACGCCTTCTAGTTTTGTATTAATGCGATTGTTATAGATTGGAATGATTTCATTTGCCGGTAATACAGCCCATTGAAAATCGCCATTTTCATCTATCCAATAATGAACCCAAGCCACACCACCATTTGTAGCTTTAACGCATAAGTCTTTACATTTCTTTTCGTACGCATCCCCTAATGTGTCAAGAATGATTTCATTTAGCTTATCATCTTTAACATCATAAATCGGTGGTGCAGTAAACATATAAGCGGTTTTTTGGTCTACTAACAAAGGGTAAAAAGAATACGCTATTCTATTATCAGCTTGTCGCATAGGGTTAAAACTTTCACCCTTTTGCTTTGCTTCTTCAATATCCTTTGGTTTCGACTCTAAAAGTTTAATATCGTTATTAACTTCATAATATCGTTCCGCTGTTTGCATTTCGCTAATTACATTCGCATGACTTGTAGTATGCTTCTTAATTAACTTCTTAACTAATTCTAGCTCCAACCTTTCACCTCCTAATACGTCATTAATCGAACGCCTTTTCGTCCGTCGAACTCTTCCATAGCGTATCGCATGGCGTCCATTAAATGGTTAAAATCATCAATAGGTTTATTTACCATGTTGTCGAATTTATCTTTATCCCATGTGTAGTTACTAATTTCAGTAATGAAATTAACGCACCGAGGATGAATAATAATTTTATAGTCCTGGATAATCGAAATGCCGGCACGAATTGAGTCAGGTCCTTTTTTGGCTGCCCTAATTCTAGCAAGTCCAGCTTTCCTAAGGTACGCAATCGATTTAGGCTCCGCACTATCTGCTTTAATTCGCTCTTTTGCATATCCCATTTCACTAACCTTTCTTAATATATCTTCGTTACTCATGCCCTTTTCGTACATTTCATCAAAGACATAAATCTCACGAGCTACTGTATCAACAAGGCCGCAGAACAATGTACTAGGGTCATTTACATAACCAAAGTCCATACCAAAGGCAGAGCGTACATTCGGCCTATTAGAAATTTCGTGTGCATCAAAAGCTCGTTCTTCCCAATTTTCATATACAAGGCCTTCAACAATACCCCACTCACCAAGACCAGCGGTTCTATATCGCCGAGGGTTCTTTTTCATTTCCTCGAACAATATCAAGTCAGCATCACTCAAGAACTCATTACACATATAATTTGTAGTCGTGGCTAATACATTCGGATTAGGTTCATCAAAAAAGCGTTTCTTTAGCCAGTGTCTATCAGACCAGGGGTTAAAGGTTAATACCACTTGATGATACATTCCTTTCGGTAGTTGTCCACGAATACTTTCGTCTAACCGGTCGAACGCTTCCTCACTTGTGATTTCGTACGCTTCCTCTATCCACAATCTACATAAAGAACCAACTTCAACGGTGATTGATGTTACCTTTAAAGGGTCGTCTAACCCTCTAAATAATATCTTCTGTCCAGTTGGCTTGTATGTTATTTCTAGTGGTGATGTACTGCACTTAAAAAAGTTATCCACCTTTAAGCGGTGTATAGCCCATTTAAGTTGTGCATAACAACTATCACGCAACGTTCGTTCAACCTTACGAACCACTAACCAATTAATATGAGGGTTTTCGATAATTTCAGTTATAACCTTTAATGATTGAGTTGAGGACTTCTTACTCGCACGACTACCCTTAACTGCCTTATACCGTCCTTTAAACCGCCAAAACGCGCCATAATGCTTCCCTACGATACTAGGTAGATGAACAAGTACTTGATTGTCTTTAATCTTCAATTTCATCACCGCCTACAATAATAGGAACGAGCGTTTTATTGTCCTCGTTTTGTTGTTTAATAACTGCAACTTCATTTTTAAGTTTAGCGATACGAGCTTTTTGCTCCTCTGTCGCCAATTCACTTCTGCATAGTTCGTCATACTGCTTAATCAATCTAGATAGTGTATCCATCGCCCTTGATTGTGCTTTAAGAAATTTTTCCATACGAATATCTGCTGTGATTGTATCTACATGCTTTTCTATTCGTTTAGTATTCCCAAATTGGTCGCTTTCCTCAACTGTTTGAGTAACGCTTTCAATCTGTTTGTCCGCATTTTCACTTTCGATGAACATTATCTTTTGTGCTCGTATAATTGCAGCATACTTAATACAAATATTCCCCCATAGTATTTCTATAGGGGTTATTGTTTCAATATCTTCAATTACACCAATCATATCGAGCGGCAAGTACTTTGCAAAAAGACCATGCTTTAAAGCGTTTTGACTTCCAACAGGTGGACCTCCGCTATTACCCATCGCATTTTTATTACCAAACGGAGCACCTATTTTCTTTTTCGGTTTAGGTTTAGTCTTAGCACGCTTCCAACCGTATCGCTTCCGCCAAGATTTAACAGTTTCGATTGATACGCCGTATTTCTCGGCTATGTCTTTATAAGGTAAGAACTTTTTATAGTCCTTCTCGGCTGCTTCATAGTTTTTCACATACTCACCACCTCCCACCGAATATCTACTTCAAAACTTCATTGCTTTTATGTTTTAGTTTTCCGTGCTGTCTAATACAAAGGCCACCTTTCGGCTTGCGTGCGTGGCTGTAGGTTATATATGTTTGACACCAGCCGTCATACTCAATGACTCCAGCTGTACACTTGCCATTTTTATTGTTCAAGCATTTATGTTTAATGCAGTTAACAACCGTCATTTTAAAGCGTTCATAAATTCACGAGTTAAATCATAATCGCTTGTGAATTTACCTTTCTTTGTTGTTGTCGTTGTACTAGAACCACGAGATTTAACCCCGCGAGCCGTTACGCAACTATGTTTCGATGTAATGTGTACAATCACATCTTCACTGCCAGTCGCAATCGAAATAACTTCCGCAATATCTTCACCGATTTTTTCTTGTAGTTGTAATCGTTTACAGCACATTTCAGCGATACGAGGAATTTTAGACAAGCCAATTACACGGCCATTAGGAATATATCCTACACTAATATTCATGTCATACATCAACGCTAAATGATGTTCACACATAGAAAAGGCTTCAATATCTTTAACAATAACCATTTGAGTTGTATTCACTTCAAAGGACTTACCAAACATTTCGGCAATTTCCTGGTTCGTGTACTTCATGCCTTCTAGTATTTCTAAATACATTTTTGCAGCACGTTTAGGCGTTTCAACAATACCTTCACGCTCTAAATCTTCACCAAGCCCTGTTAATAAGAGCCTAATTGCATTTTCGATAGTTTCTTGACGCATAGTTAAACTCCTTTCATATCAGGCGGCCAAATAAATTTATGAATTTGTAGTTGTAATCTTACGCCTTGCAAGTTATACGTTTTCATGTAATCAACAATATCTTTAGGTTCAATCTTGCCAAATACTGGAGATAGATACACCTTCGCTTTAAAGTCGTTGTCCTCGATTAACTGGCGCATACGATTTAAATCTTCTAAGCTACCAACTACAAACTTAATTACATCGCATTCTTCTAAATCTTGTAATGCTTCGCCGTTGTTCATAAACTCCTCTTGCTTAGAAGAAGGGCCTTTATAATCAACAGTAAACATAAGATTTTGATATTCACCATACATAGGAACTGGGTTAATACTTCCGTTTGTTTCGATGTTAACGAAATATCTATTCATAGCGTTTAGTAATTCCGTTAAATCTTGTAATAGCGGTTCACCACCTGTGATAGTTACATTTACATTTCCATAACTATCGACTACTTGCATAATTTCTTCGACGGTCATTTCTTTTCCGCCCTCGAAGCTATATTCTGTGTCGCAGTACGAACAACGCAAGTTACATTCTGCCAAGCGAATAAACGTACATAATTCACCAGCTCGTGTGCCTTCACCCTCGATACTGCTAAAAATTTCAATCACGTTCATAAATAGCAATATTCCCTTCGCTTTCTTGTACAGATACTTTATAACAGCATTTACCTAATTGGTCGCATATCCATTTAGCCATATTTTCAGCTGTAGGGTTTAAATCGCCTACTACATCATTAATATGGTTATGGTCTAATCGGTCATGAATAGCACGTTTAATATGAGTAAAGTCCATAATCATTCCATTAGCGTTTACTTCTTCGCTTTTCATAAAGACTGTTACTATCCAGTTGTGGCCGTGTAGGTTACGGCATTTGCTTTCATAATCGAGATTGAGTTGGTGTGAACCGGCAATCTCCATTCGTTTCGTTACATAATACATTTTGTTTACTCCTTTTAATCTTGACTACCAGCAACGCTCTGATAGTTTAATTTATTTAATAATGCAGATATAGCACTATCTGCAGTTCGCAATAGCGACTTTTCTTTCACGCCTAATAGCTTTGCCTGTTCCATAAACTTTTCTTTGATTTCTTGTTTATGTTGGTCGATATGATACGAGCCTTTCGACGTTCTACTTACGCCAAACTGTAAAGGCGCAAGCCATGATGTACTATCTGCCGACGTGCAAAACTTGTTACGCTTTAACATTTTTAAATCTGTACACCCTAATAAGTGAATATCAATTTCAGGTTTACGATTTTTAATATACCAAGCTAGGCGGTGAGTATCCTCTCTAAATGTTTTAGGGTTTGTGATACGCAATTCCGGAACACTAATTGCTATATAGTCAGCGAACTCGATTAACCTATCTAAACCCTTTTTACCGTCCTCTTTATGGAATACATTGATTTGTCTATTAGGTAGCTTTTCACGCATCCTATAACGCAATTTCCACGCATCCTCAGGCGATAATACTTTTTGACAGTCAACCTCAACGCAAGTTGAATTTAAATTGTTTGTTATCGTAAACTTCATAAGTTTATCTTGCCAATCAACCAAATCATCATATGTTAGTTTTCGGTCTTTAGCTGCACCAAACATCAAAGTAAATAAGCCACTATCTTGAATGATATGTTTAAATTGCAGTCCAGTATTAAGTAATGGCGCATCCGGTTTCAATCGTAAATCATCAGTTACCTTTTTATTTACAATGAACGGATAACAAGTATATAGTCGATAGTTAACTTCTGCTATCTTTAGTGCTGCATTAGCACTAAACACATTATCGGAACCAGCAAAATGGATTTTTATATTGTTTCCTAACAACAGTTGCCCCTCCATTTGTATCCTCAATTACTTTACAGAATGTGGCTGTAGGATATAAGTCCATTAACCATTCCGCAATATGTTCACAAGACATACTACCAAATTGTGCATATCCTTTGCTGTCGCCAAACTTTTTTAACAACGATTCTTTAATAAGTCGTTGTTCTTCAATAAATTCAATTTCACGGTTAGAGTCAATAACCGGAATGTGCAATTCGATATTAAATATATGTCTATGTTTATTTCTTAAATATTCAAATTGTACTGGCGCATCAGGCCAGTTGTGAAAGCCTTCGACCGACACATTACAAACGATTGTTTTGTCCATGTTACACCTCATAAACGAATAAATGCTCGTCTAAAAAGTCTATTAATTGTTGGTAATTAGCATCATCACAAACAACTTTAACAGTCTTACCATTATCTTCTTCTTCGGTTTCGTCGTCAGAAGATTTTTCATCTTCCGCTTCCTCATCGAAAAAGTCTGTTCGTAAATCATCGGCACCTAAAAACCCAAAATCTTCCATGTCGATAAAATTAATATCCTTTAATTCATCAACAAGTGCTCCGAGGTCCCAAGTAGCAATTTCGCTTACTTTGTTGTCTGCTAATCGGAACGCTTTAATTTGTTCGTCTGTTAAGTCGTCGGCAATAATACAAGGAACTTCTTCAATACCTAATTGTTTAGCAGCCAATAAGCGAGTATGACCGCAAACTACAATATTATCGCTATCAACAACAAGTGGCACTTTAAAGCCGAATTCTTTAATAGAATTAGCTACATACTGAATAGCTTCGTTGTTGTTACGAGGGTTGTTTTTGTATGGCGTTAAATCATTAACGTTAATATTAACAACGTTCATAAAATACCTCCTTTTTATTTTTTTACATACAAAAAGAGCGCCCTGTTTGTAGGGCGCTCTTTTCATAAGAGAGTTAAGTGTTTTCGCTAAGAGAGGATAGCAATGTCTAAACAGTAGTGCAACTTCTACCTATCGACGAATACATCATATCATTGTCAATAGGGTGCACTCAATAGCATTTTAGGTGCACTTGATAGCAATTTAGGTGCAATTAGTGTAACGTTAGGTGCATTTAGGTGCACCCCACATCCTATGAGTACGCATAATATCTACATAGTCGAGGACAGTTAGTTGCACCCTTAATTTTTTAAATTGTAATCATAAAATGCTTCCTCTGCTTTTCGAATGGTTCTTTTGATATAGTTCGTTGAGTTATTTTGCATGCCTAATTGTCGATATACAAGGGATATAGCGTACATATCTCTGCGATTAACATACTTTTCAATCAGTATAGCTCTATACTTTGGTTCAGGTATGTTATAGATACAACGCAATATATCACACTCTGCTTCAACCGCTTTTTCTTTTAGCGTTGTAATTTCATCTTTCAAGCGTGTTAACTCTTTGAACTGGTCCATAATTCCCATTGAACCACCGCCACCAGTTCGTTCACTTAAACTGCTATGCGGTAGACCAGCTGGTCCCAGTCGTTTTTGAAGTAATTCTAATTGCGATACTAAGGCTTGTTCTTCTAAGTGATAATCGTCAATCTTAGCGATATATAGCCTTGCTTTGTTTCGTTTCTCCGCTTTAGTTAATTCTTCCATACTTGCATTCCCCTTTTACGATTTAAACCCCAGTACTACCAAAACCGCCATATCGTTTATCGGTAGCTTTATCTTTTGCAGTGATACGATATGGAACGATTAATAATTGAACTAACCGCTCACTAGCTTTATATTCGAATGGTGTTTTACCGATATTTCGTAGCGGTATCATAATATGACCTTCATTTTCTTTGTTGTTGTAGTAATCGGCATCGATAATACCAGTACCATTCGCAAGCATTACATCATTATTAATACCTACGCTTGACCTAAGGTGCATTTGAATGTGTTCATCATAATTAATACGGCACTTAATACCAGTTTTAATTAACTTTGTTTCACCTGGCATAACAACTCCGCTTTCATATGGCTTCATATCGTAACCAGCAGCATATTCCGTTTTTCGTTGCGGTAAATCTGCATCTTCATAACCTGTTACACGTTCAAATTCATTAATATTCATTACTTAATTCCTTTCAATTTTAATTGTTTCCATACCGTAGTTATTGAACGATTAACTCTTAGCGCAATATTAGATAAAATCATACCTTCCTGGCGCATTTTGATTGCATCTTCAACCCAGTCATCAGATTTCTTTAACTTCTGATTTCGTAATTTATGTCCACACGAAGAGCTACACGTTTTCTTGATATTTCTTAATCGATACGATACACGATATTTCACGCCACATACTGGACATTGTTTCACTACTACGTCCTCGGACTTCTTATCAACTGTATCAAATTGATGTTCTTTAACACGTTTCGTAATTTTAACCTTGTCTTTAGGGTTCGCTTTCCAAATAGGTAAATGCGATAAAAAATAAGGAACATTATTCATTGCGATTATCTCCCTCTAACCTTTTAAGTTCATCATTAATATCTTTAGTGATGATACATAAGCACATAGTTAATATACCTATGACAGCACCAATAAATAAGCCTAACACAAATACCCCAATCATTTTTTACTATTCCTCCTATTCCAAATCTCATGTAACACATGAGGTGGTTTAGCATATTCTATTTGAACTTCCACCCTAGGATTATGCTTATCAACACCCACAATTTCAGAGCCGTTGTAATCTGTTATCCACATGTCGTCTAGAATAACTCCTGCGGTGGTTAAAATATCACTGGTCGCTTGTAGTAGGCCGACCAAGTCCGGCCACGCTTTAAAATCCGGCATGTAATAGCGGCACTGTACGGATATAGGGCCTTTATAATTCACTCGTTTTTTGAAGAATTGCAACTGTTTTAAACAATCTTTTTCATAGTTAACAAAGGCTTTTGATGGTAGCACGCGAGGATGTTTACCATGATATACAATTCGTGAACTATTCTTTTTGGTCGTCGGTCGGCCATATACTACCAGCTTATTCATGTTTTACATACGTCCTCCTTTCATCATAGTTTGACAGCATGCTAACTTTAATGCACTACGTTCAACTGCTGGCAAATTTTCTATGTAGATGAAAAGCGCTGCAATTAAAAACGCTCCAACAGTTGCTTTATCATATTTACTTTCGTCAAATTCAACTGACGTTTTTTTATTATTTTCATCAATCAAAACTTTAATTTCCATTTTTCATCACCTCACGGTATATATCTTGTAATTTATTTTGCGATTTAAGCTATGAATTCGACGCAATAAGGTCGGTCTAATATTTCTCACGAGTATTTTATCGTCCGCATATATTTTTGTTCACACAGCGTGAAATTTTAAATTTCGTTAATGTCGAGTGGTTGTCGTTGTGATTTACCTTTAAAGCTAATCAAGAACGATGTTCCTTTTAAGCGGTCATATACTCGGCTATCATACGCACTTTTGATTTGTTCAACAGATAGGTTCGAAGTGATAACCGTTGATTTACTACGTTCTACCCTATCTGCAATAATCGAAGCGACTTTTTGTTGAACCCATTCGCTTGAATATTCCGCTCCAAAATCATCAAGCACTAATAGTGGCGAGTTTCGAATGCGATTTTCAAATCTTAAATAGTGTTCACTAGGTCCTTTACTAAGCGTTAATAACGTATCGAAAAGGCTAGTCATTGAAATAAGATAACCATTGTACCCTTGTTCAATCGCTTTTCTTAAAATGCTAATCGCTAGGCTAGTCTTACCAGTACCAACAGGGCCTATCATAATCAACCCTCTTCCGTTTGTAATGTGTTCTCTAACATGAACGCCATACTTAAAAGCGTTGTTATAAGCCTCTCTATCTTCTACTGGTGCGCCTTGTGCTTTTAGCTTGTCAAAAGTCATATCAACATAGCGACCTTTAATGCCATACACGCTTAAATCAACCTTCTTTTCAACTACGATTGACTCATTGTAAACAGGCTTATAGAACTCATAGCCATTCTGTATTACCTTGCGACCAGTCGATTTCGCTTCCGTCAGTTGGTTCCTTAGTCGCTCTATTTCCTGGCTTACGTTTATCTGCTCCATTGTTATTCACCTTCTTTTTTAAGTTACTAGCTGCCACGGTTTCAACGTACTTAATGCTACTGCCACCACTTTCAATCGTTGAGTTAATAGCTACGATTACATGGTCTATTCCGTACAACTCAACCAAATCATCTAAACGTTCTTTTATGATTGGTGATATTTGTCCAACTCCGTTTAAGTAAAGTTCATAAATTTTTTTATTCATACAATCTCTCTCTTCTGTTTGTGTTAAATATACATTTTTAACACTATCGTTAGAGAGAGACTTTACTTTACTTTTCTTTACTTTACTTTCCTTTACTTTACTTTGTTCATTATCGTATACATTAATCGAGTTATTGTTAACATTAATTAAGTTATTGTTAACATTAATTGAGTTATTGTATACATTAATTAAGTTGAATTGAGTTATTACAACAGAATTTTTTCGACGTTCAGTAATTTTTAAATACCTCTCTTGAATTCCTTTTGATGTAAGAATATTAAAATTATTGTATAAATTTACATCAAAGAAGCGAACTTCACATGCCTTATTTATCACTTCTAAAACAAATTCAGGAGTAACATTTACATCCAATGCTATAAGGTCGATTTCGTCTTCGTGGATTTCAACAAAGTATCCCTCGTCTTTGTAAATTGTTGAAAGTAGGTAGATTAGGACTGCGATTGCTTCTGCACCACATGACAATAGCAACTTTCGAACCTTTAAGTCGTTTATGAAATTAACGTTTAAAGGGAAGTATTCAACGCCTTTTGCGGTCGGTCGTGCCATTGTAGTTATCACTCCTTTTCTACAATTACCAATTTTCCAGTAGCAGCCTGTACAACTGCTTTAAAATGTTCTTCATTTGAGTTTTCACTTGATAAGTGAATTAAATGTATTGCCTTACACTCGGTTAAGTCCATCGATTGTAGGAATTTCACAACGTTTTCAAGGGCGAAGTGAGATTTCACAAGTCGTTCCATACGTTGCTTAGATAACTCGTCTTGATAGACTTTGTTTTTTAAAATTTCATACGAATGATTACACTCAACAAGTATTCTATGAACACCTTTAAAGGTGTATTTACAATAAAATGTATCGGTTATATAGAGGAGTTTTTCCTCTCCATCGCTAATTAAAAAGCCGACGTTCGGTACATCGTGTTCTAACTCAAAAGGAAGGATTGTGAAACAACCTACTTTAAAAGATTGTTTAGGTTTAATCTCAACCCAGGTTCGTTCATCTAAAACGTGTAATGCTTGCGCTGTATCTTTTGTCATATACACTTTATGGCCTAACTTTAACCAATCACTAACCGATTTAGAGTGGTCGCCATGTTGGTGAGTTACTAAAACGCCAAATAAATGCAGAAAATTGTACCTACAAGCTCTTTGAATAGTTTTAAAAGGTAAACCCACGTCGAGCAATAACTCATCGCCGTTTACGCTTGATTTAATGCGGTAGCAGTTACCAGCGGAACTGCTACCAAAACATTCAACGCTAATCATTTAAACATCGCTTCTGTGTTTAATACTTCGCCGGTTTCAGCATCAATAAACGTTGGTTCGTTATCGATATCAAGCGTTTCGGTGTTAGCGTTATGCTCAATCGTTGTTACAGCATCATCTAAGATTTCGCTTACATTACCTTCAACGTCGATAGTCTCATCGGCAGTAGGTAAACCCATTGAAATTTCAGGAGCGGTAGTTCTAATCAACCAAGCTGCAGCACGATATCTTAGCATTTGGTCTGGCATTGTACGCCATTTAGAACCTTTTTTATCGTACCAACCTTCCGCCTTAGCGATTGCGATTGTTACTTCAGGGCCGGCAATAATTTCATCGCTTCCTTTTTCGCGTGTGTAGGCAATGATACCTTGACTATCAGTACCCTTTTTACCTGTTTCCCTATATTTAATTGCTTCAAATCTTCCGCACTGATTAAACGTAGCAATTAAGAATTTTGATGACCAACTAGGGTTGCCATACACAACGTATAAGTTCTGCATGACCATAAGAGGGCTTGCGTTAATACGAACTGCCATTTCAAGTGCGATACAAGCGTTACCAAAATTTTGAGGGCCTCTAAAGTTATCAGGCACTAAGCTAGACTCATTGAACATTTTTGCTTGACGTTGTAGTAATTCAAAGCTAGCTACGGAATTAAAATTAGCCGCCACTTCGTTTTTTCTTGTTGTGATTTCGTTTGCCATGTTTTATACCTCTACTTCTACTTCTAATTCTTTACAAGTTTCATCTACGATTAACTTAACCGTTTGACTATTACAGTCAATAAAGTTCGTAACAGCCTCTGCATTGTCAATAAAAACTGGTGCATTAATTTTGTAGTGCTTTGTTAGTGCATTAATAATGTCGATACCAGCGTTAATTCGTGCTGCATTGTTAAGGCTTCTGTACGGCACGCCGTCAACCATAGTTTCGCAACAATCTTCAACGCTACCATTGACAAGAACATTCGCCATTTTAAAAGTTGTAATAGTAAAATGCTTGTTAATAGTGCTTTCAAGCATATCCACCTTAGCTTTAACAAATTCATCTAATAGGAACGCCGTTTCATCAACTAAATTCTTTTCGTTGATTAATCGTTGCTGTTCTTGTTCAAGTTCATTAATTCGTTTCGTAATATCGCGAATAACATCGTATTTAGTGAGTTCCGTTTGTAATGTACTTCGTTTATCAGCTAGTTCAGATAATTCATTATCAATTCGCTTTAATTGGTCGTCGCTTGTATTATCTTCGTCAAGTTCAAGCATAAATAACTCTGCTTTAAGGTCGTTAACCTGTACATCGTTATCTAAATCAACTTCGCCGACTTCGTTCATCGCTTTTTCTTTTTTATCTTTGTTATTAGTTAGTTCTTCGATTTGACTACACATACCATCGGCTTTTACTTGCATGATTTCCTTTTGTTCGATGTAGTTTTGTTTTAATGCCTTAGCACTATCAATCAACTTTTGCCACTCTTCAAGGTTTGTAGCTTTTTGAGTATTAAAAACAGCTTCAAGTTCTGCTCGTTTTTCAGGTGGATATTGTTGCCCACAAGTAGGGCACACCTCATCGTCGAATTGCGATTGATTAAACTTGTCGAATTCAGATTGCAGATTTTCGATACGAGCTTCTTCTTGTTTAATTTGACTATCTAATTCATATTCACGGTCTTTATAGCGGTCTCGCTCGCTTTCTGCCATTTGTAATTGAACAAGTGATAGCTTATATTCGTGTTCGAGTCGTCGTTCTTTTTCAGTATGTTCGTTCATTAACTGGCTTTTTCTATCCGCCAATTTACGTTTTACTTCACGAATTTTAGCTGTACGCTCTGCGCTATCTAAACCGTTAACGATAACTGATTTATCTTCTTCTAGTTGTTTAATACCAGTTTCGATAATTGCGATATCGTCTTTTAACTTTTGTTCGCTTTCCGTTGGCGTTGGTTTACATTTAACTGCTTCATCAATTCGAATAGGTATCATGTCCAGTTCTTTATTGATAGCAGTCTTTTTACTTGCGATAATCTTGCGTTGCTCGTCCACTGAACGGCCATTCAATAGTTCTGTTAATCGCTTTAACTCCTCTTTACTATTGATTACGCTTGCATCGTCTACATCACCGCACATTTCAAGTAATAGTTTTCGGCGATTTTGCCATGTGTATTGTTCGTTAAAGAACAAAGGATTTGTAATGAGTTTAAAAGCATCTTCATTAATCATGTTATTAATAAAGGCTTTATATTCCTTTTCTTTAGAAGGTACATCGTTAATGAAATAATCGGTCGTATGACCTGTTAATTTAACTTCACCGCCTCTAGGGTTACTATATTTTTCGCGATATATTCGCTTTAATGTAAATCCTGTTCCGTCTTCGTTATCAAAGGCCGCTTGTACCAAGTGATTAACATTGTGAATAGGTTCTCCATCTTTTAAGGTTTTAATTTGAAAATCAGCTCTATCTAAACTGTCTTTCCCAAACAACAACCAGCAAAGGGCGTCGAATACAGTTGTTTTACCAGTAGCATTATCACCGCGAATTATCGTATTGTTTGAAAACCTAAAATCACCGAATTCAATTCCTTTAAAGTTTTGTAAATTTAATTGTACGAGTTTCATATATACATCCTCTCTAAGATACTTGCGCTTCTATATCAATCGTTCTAGGTTCAATTTGTAATTGGCTCGCCCATGTTAAAACGGTATCATTAACATTTTTGTTTTTTGATACGCACTGGTTACCGAACAATTTAGCTTGTACTAGCTTTGAGAATTTGTCCTCGTTTTTTGACAATTCGAGGCACGCTACAGGCTTCATATTGTCGTCAGTAACAACCACAATCGCTGTAATACCTTTCATAACATCGTCTTTATACGAACCTACGCAATTCTTTAATTGTTTGCCAACTGTCATTAGGTCGGCAGCAGTTTTAGGGACTACAAAATGCAGTCCGTTTATATCTGCATTTAACATCGGAAGTTTAGGTAGGTTTACATCACCATATTCCTGTTTGTTAAAAATCGTAATCATCGTATCGTGAAAGCTCTTTAATCTAAATTTAGTGTTAAATAACAATTCACGATAACTAGGTTTTAATTTTTGATACATATTAACGGTATCGTTTATATTTCGTTGTTCCTCGCTTAATAACCACCTAAGAACATTCTTTTCACCAAAACGATTGATGATATGAAGCCACATATCACGAATTTCTTGCGTTGTAACCTTCATACACTCTAACAGGTGGCGAGGTTTCTTTACGATGTGTTCATAGTGCGGAATACTATTATCAATTCTTCGACTTAACGTTACGATTTTTCGTCGGCAGTTTTCGTCTTTAAACAAGTTTAAAATGTTAGCCATCTTAACCATCATAGGGTCTTCAATCATCGCTTTTCTTAATGAACGACTATTAGGTGCATGACTTGTAATTCGTAACGCCTCCAGGAAGTTCATTCCTTTTCTTGTTAAATCTAAAACATCATCTTCAAACGGAATGGCGACGTTAGGTCGAATTCCATATGAGTATTCCCAACTATTATTATTTTTAATTAAGTCCGTAATTGGTGGCATGTCAGGTGCTTGCATTTTTAAAGACATATTCATAAGCATTGTTTTAAAATAACCGCCGTATTCGCTCACAGAAGGCGGTATATACACGCCTTTAATATCAAAGCCGTATACTTCTTTTAATCGACGTTCAAACGCTAATCTAAGCGTTTTAAAAATGACGTTTAACTGCTTCTTATAACTTGAGTGAACGGCATACGATTTATTGATGTATTTTAAAACCGGTAAAACTTCATGAGTTCTAATAAACTCAACTGTTAAATCGTGTCTTTTGTGGTCGTTGTCAATAAATACAGCCATTTTACGCTTAAAGTCAAAGCGAAGAGTTTCAGTACATATCCCTCGGTCTATTCGTCTGCCGTCGAACGTTAACTGAATACCTTTATAGCGGATTTTTAAATCAAGAAAATGTTTATAGTTCCATATGTCGATATTTAAGTTCAAAGGGAATACGTTATCTTCGTCTGTCGAATAGTAAATTTTATCCCTTTCAGGGTTTGAATAAACCCCACAGTTAGGGCATACAAAATGTTTCGCACCAGTTACATAACCACTATGAAAGTTATATTTTCGCTCCCATTGTCCGCCGAATGTAAAATTACAATCGCAATGGTGAATGGTGGTATATAGAGCGTCATATTGACGCTCCATAATAATGCTGTCGAACATTTTATTTACATTGAAGTTGCCTAAAAATTTCATCGCTACCTCCTAGTCAAACATGCTTAACAAGTTTTCTTCCTCGTCCTCTTTAGGCTGTTCAACTACTTGAACTGGTTCTGTAGTTTTCTTTTTAGCTTCCTTTTTAGGCTTAGGCGTTTCCTCTGTTTTATCTTCGGCTTTAGCATGTTTCTCAACTAGCTTAATCGCCTTAATAATGCTCTTAGAAGTCGATATATTGGTTTCGATAAAATCTAATGCCCTTTGATATTCGATAGTATTCGCAGGGTCTAATTCAATTGCTTTTTGCAACACTTCTATTTGAGGTGTTACTGTGTCGATAACGTGCTTAAAACTGTTAGTTGCCATCTTTATTCCCTCTTTTATTTATTCATTAAAGCGTTTAATTCTTCGATGATTTCAGGTGTTAGGTTTTCACTAGAAGGATTTCCTTGTACACCGTGATTTCTAAAGATTGTGAGTGCTGCTTTAATACCATCTTGACCTACGGCTTTCAACCAGTCTTTAAAATCTGCCCAATAGGCTTGATAGTCGATTTCTTCTTTTACATCATCAACAGACAATTCAGTAGGTTCTACATCAACAACGTTGCCATCAAAATCGGTTACCGGTATTTGCGGTTCTTTAATTTCAATTGAAATGTCTTTAGTCAATTCTTTATCCACCTTAGCACCAGGAACTGGTTTTTCTACTTTAACTTCGTTCTTTTCTTCTACAACTGGTTCAGTTTTAGGTTGTTCAATTGGTTTAACATTTACCGCTAACTCCTCAATGCTTTGAGGGTTCATAAGTTCGTTATATTCAGCGATTTTTTTCGCCAAATCTTTAGGGCCTTTAAATTCGATTGTGAATGTGTTCATGATATTTACTCCTTTTCTAAATAGGCTTTAATAGCCTTCATTGTGTCGATAATTTTATATAGATATGGTCTAACTTCGACCATTGGCGATACTTGCGTTTGTTCTATTAGATAATCGATGCGATATGTTAAGTACCATAAGGTCATATTTCCCCATGGAGTAGGGAACATATCGTATTTTTTATGACATTTCTTTATGCGTTCAAGGTCGATTTTTTCACCATCGAACATTAAATTATTAGTATCCATTATTTACCTTTGTAATGTGATATACTATAAATGGTTAATTATTTGACTAGGGTTGTACTTGTGTCAGCGAGTGCAGCCCTTTTTCTTTCTTTAGCTCGCATTCGTAAATATGTCGTATGACAATTTTTACAAACACAAACAACTTTACCAATCGCGGTATTAAATATGCTGTAAATTTCGTGATTAGTTAACTTATAACCGCAGTGATAACAGCGTTTCACCATGTAACCACCTCCCCTGTAACCCACCAGTATAAAAGACCAAAAGATATGTATAAAAACGATGCACCAACAATAAATCCTTCTATAATGTCTGCTGTTTGCAGTGGCATTGCAGCTCTTCTTAATTCTCTTCTTTCTTTATAATTCATCGTTCTCACCTCCTTTCAAATTTGATTTACGATTAACAGCATTTCGCTAGTCGCTTTTCTGATTTGTTGCTTTAACTCGTCATTTTCTTTGACGAGTTTTTTATTTTCGATTTCTAGTTGCTTATATCGGTATGGTGAATATTCACTATCAACTCCAATGAAAGCGTTTACGTCAGTTGCTCTAAATAGCACCTTGCCGATATTTTTAATCGACGGCAATTTACCATTATTTCTTAATTCGTATACCGTTTGAGGTGTTACTCGTAGCATTTCAGCAACTTCATTCACCGTGTATACAATTGGTTTCATTCGTACGTCCTTTCATATAAGCCTAAGCGTAATTTAATAGTGTATAACCGATGTAAATATTCCTGGTTACGCTCCCTTATTTTTTGACAATCGTCATTACTATAAAAAGGTTTTAGATTGTTTCTATTTTGTACCCTTACAACGATTTTCTCGTACTTTTTAATATCGTTGAGAAATTCTTGTTCAGTTTGCGCCCAGTTAGTAACAACGATAAATCCTGTTCGTTTGTAATAGTTAATAACTTCATTAAGCGGTTTAAATTCCCAGTGTCGATATAACATGCTATCCCCTCCACGTTTTGTGAACTTTTAAAATAAAAAAATATCTTGCATATTAAGGCTAGTTTTTAAATGACTAAACTTAGTAAATATAATTCCTATTTCTTGTTGATTAAAGTTCCGCTTACCATTCTCCTTTAAACTATATGCGCCCTTTGTGATACCTAGCATATCAGCCATTTCTTGTTGACTAAACCCTAGCGCATGTCTTAGTTTAATCAACTTTTCTTGCTTCAT